GGGGCGTGTTTAGAAGCGAAGAAACTGGTGCAGATAACATAATTTTGATGGATGCATGTAGGGGTAGATGGAATTTTCCAGAATTAAAGGAAAAAGCGTTAGAGGAGAACGAATATTGGCAACCAGACATGATGATTGTTGAGGCAAAAGCGTCTGGATTACCATTAACTGATGAATTAAGACGGGCGGGCATACCAATTATGAACTATACACCATCTAAAGGTCGTGATAAGGTAACGAGGATGCACACAGTTGCACCATTATTTGAAGCGGGTATGGTTTGGGCACCCGAAAAGCATTTTGCGGATGAGGTTATTGATGAATGCATGGCCTTTCCAAATGGTGAGCATGACGATTATGTTGACAGTATGACTATGGCTTTGATAAGATTCAGACAAGGTGGGTTTATATCGCTGAATGGCGAAGAAGACGATACGGATTACTACAGACCTAAAAGGGAGTACTATTAATGGATCCAAAATTAAAATCAAAAAAAGAAAGAAACATTGACAAAAAGAATGTTGATAGAATTGTGGCTGCTGAACAAGCCAAGGTTAAAAAAAGACAGATGAAAGAAAGAACAGGTAATCCAGAAGTAGACAAACTGATGGAAGAGTTTGAAAGTGTCAAGGGTTATAAGTTTGGCGAAAACATCGGCAAAAAAGCCATGGGTGGTAAAGTTACATCTGAATTCAGAATGGGCGGTAAAGTAGACATTAGTAATTTTAAAGGACAGTTTTAATGAGTTATTCAGATGCACAAGCAAAAAAAATCATAAACAACATTGAGTCAAGTTATGATGTTACAAGAGAAGGTGATAAACTCAAAATTATTGATATAGATGGTAAGAGAGTTGGTACAATTAAAGGTGATGTAACTGAAAAAAAAATTAGAACCATTATGGGTATGAAAAAAGGTGGTAAAGTTACATCTGAGTTTAGAATGGGTGGTAAAGTAGACATTAGTAATTTTAAAGGACAGTTTTAATGAGTAGTGATCCAGATAAGCACAAAGGTTTTAAACCATCTGTGTTCAAACCATCAAGAGAATCAAATAAACCTGGTAAGACTTATTTTATAGACGAGTCAGGTAAAACGATTACTAAAGATGAATATAACAAAAGAATCGAAAAAGAAGAAAGCAAACCTAAGTTTAAAAGAATAATAGGTGCTTTATTTAACAGAAGAGCAAAAAATTTACCAAGAGGCGACATTACCAAAAAATTGAATAAAGGTGGTGAGGTTACATCTGAGTTTCGTAATGGTGGAATGGTAGATATCAGTAATTTTAAAGGACAGTTTTAATGAATGTTTCACGTGAAACATTGAAGAAGAAAAAGCCAAAGGGCAAACTGGTCGTTAATAGATTTTCCAAGATCCTCGCACCAGGGAAAAAACGAACAACAAGGATAGTATAATGGCAACACCTCCTCGTCCAATAGGTCCGTTAGTAGATTCTGGCATTGAAGCACCACAAGGTATGGATATTGATATACCACAACCAGAAACATTTGAGGGTGGTGCAGAAGTTATGCAAAGTCCTGATGGTGGTGCAATGATTCAAGCCTTGATGGGCGAAGAGGGCATTGAAGTACAGACTGAACAATATGATCACAATGCAAACTTAGCAGAAGTGTTGGACGAAAAGATTCTTGACGAATTATCTTCCGAGCTACGTGGTCAGTTCGAAGAGGACGTTGAGTCTAGATCAGATTGGAAAGATGGTTATGTCAAAGGATTAGATCTACTTGGTATAATGTACGAAGAAAGAACTGAGCCTTTTGATGGTGCAAGTGGTGTAACGCATCCTTTAATTGCAGAATCAGTGACCCAGTTCCAAGCACAGTCTTATAAAGAACTTTTACCATCTGGCGGTCCAGTTAAGATTAATATTATGGGCAATCGAACCTTGGAGCGTGAAGCACAAGCTGCAAGGGTTCGTGAGTTTATGAACTATCAGATTACGGAGGTCATGCAAGATTATGATACCGACACTGACCAAATGCTTTTCTATCTCCCATTGGCGGGTTCTACTTTCAAGAAAATATACTTCGATCCAACTAGGGGTTCTGCTGTTTCGAAGTTCGTGCCTGCTGAAGATCTTGTTGTTCCGTATCAAGCTTCGGACATTAACACAGTCTCTAGAGTCACACATGTACTTAAGATGGATGAAAATGAAATCCGTAAAATGCAAGTGGCGGGCATTTATAGAGATGTGGAAATCTCAGCATCAGATACAGATCAAGATGTCGTCCAAGAAAAGAAAGACGAAATAGAAGGAGCAAGTAAAGGATATTCAGACGAGATATATTCTGTGCTTGAGATGCATACTAATTTAGACCTTGAGGGTTTTGAGGATCTTGGTGCAGATGGTCAGCCAACTGGAATCAAGTTACCTTACATTGTGACCTTGGACCAAGGATCTGGAGAGATCTTATCTATAACACGCAACTATGATCAAGGTGATAATCTAAAGAAAAAGAGACAATATTTTGTACATTATAAGTTCCTACCAGGACTAGGATTTTATGGATTTGGCCTAATACATATGATTGGTGGTCTTGGTAGGGCAGCAACAAGTATATTAAGACAGTTAATCGATGCGGGAACTTTATCGAACCTACCCGCAGGTTTTAAGGCTAGAGGCATAAGAATCAGAAATGACGATGAACCTTTATCACCTGGTGAGTTCCGAGACATTGATGCGCCAGGTGGTGATCTTAGGAATTCTATAGTTCCCCTCCCCTTTAAGGAACCATCTGGTACGCTTTCGAATCTACTTGCTGCGTTGATTGAAGCTGGTAGACGATTTGTATCTATAGCTGATCAAAAGATTGGTGAGTCTAGTGGCGACATGCCAGTTGGATCTACAGTTGCGATGTTAGAGCGTGGCATGAAAGTCATGTCCGCCATACACAAAAGATTACACTACGCACAAAAAACAGAGTTTAGATTACTTGCTAGAATTTTTGCAGAGAACTTACCACCACAATATCCATATGAGGTAGCGGGTGGTCAGCAACAAGTTTTTGCAGCAGATTTTGATGGAAGGGTAGATGTATTACCAGTATCAGATCCTAATATATTTTCTATGGCACAGAGGGTTGCGTTAGCACAAACACAACTACAGATTGCACAAAGCAATCCAGAAATACACAACTTACCCGCTGCATATAGACGATTATATCAAGCACTTGAAGTCCAGAACATAGATGAAATCTTGCCTCCCAAGAAAGAACCAATGCCTATGGACCCGAGTATAGAGAATGCCAGGGCGTTACAGGGTGAGGTCGTGATTGCCTTTCCTCAGCAAAACCACGATCAACATATGGCTAACCACATTCTTTTCATGAAAACCCCGATCGTAGCCACTTCTCCTAACGTCATGGCTATTCTTTATGCACACATTCTTGAACACATTTCACAAAAAGCAAGTGCAATTGCACAGAGTGAAGCACAACAAGCAGTTCAATTACAATTACTTGCACAACAAGGTGCAATAGATCCTGCAAACGTACCACCACAAATCACACCAGAGATTGTGGAAAGTCGTATTGCAGAATTAGAAGCTCAGTTTACTGCCGATTTCTTACAACAAATGGCACCGCCAGAAGGTCAAGAAGATCCATTGGTGCAAATAAGAAAACAAGAACTAGCTATTAGAGCAGCAGAGGCAGAGAGATCTGCACAAGTTGACCAACAAAAGTTAGGACTTGAGGCACAGAAACTTCAACAAAGAGCGGCAACAGATGCAGCGAGATTAGAAACGCAAGAAGAAATTGCCGATGAGCGTAACCTTGTTAATCGTGAGAGAATCCAAACACAGAGAGACATTGCTGCTGCCAGACGAGGGTAAGCTATGGACCCAGTAACAATATCATTAGCTATGGGAGTAGCCTCAAAAGCATTTGACGCAATAAAAAAAGGATTTGCAGTAGGTCGTGATATTGAACAAATGTCTGGAGATATCGGACGTTGGATGGGAGCAGTAAGTGATGTTGATAACGCAGAAAAGCAGGCAAAAAATCCTCCATTGTTTGGTAAGTTGTTTAAAGCTGGTTCTATCGAAGAAGCCGCTCTTTCCGCTTATGCAGCCAAGAAAAAACTTGAGGAACAAAGGTACGAACTCAAGATGTTTTTAAATATGACATATGGTCCCTCGGCTTATGATGATTTGCTTAAAATGGAAGGCCAGATACGAAAAGAAAGACAACAAACAATATACAAACGAGAACAATTAAGAAGACAAATAGGTGAGGCTATAACTTGGTTTATTGTAGTAGTTATAGTTGGCGGTTTTGCTGCTATAGTTGCTAGTATTTGGATAAAAGAAACTAGGGCAGATGGTAAAATGTACAATGCACCAAAGGATTACACATACAAACAAAAAGTTTGGCAGGGTAAAATTAAAGAAAAAAAATATACTACTTGTAGATTAAAAAAAAGAGTTACATCAAAATATACTAAAAAAAAAGCTTGCATTTATGAGGGTGGCAATAAAACTTATACAATGATGATTGAAGTATGGTGTCCAAAAAAGTATAGATGTGTTTATGATCCAAATGGAACTGAGCCAGATATTGATAAAGTAATGGAAAGTTTAAGGAGTATAAAAGATTGATAACAGCGTTTATGTTATATTGTGCTATGCAACCAAGTGAGATGAATAAGGCTAAAATTTATTTTAGATCCGTTAATGATTGTACTTATTACTCAAGAACGTTAAGTGGACAAGTATTTATGTCTGAAAATGGAAATCAGACTTATGAATGTGTTTGTAAATTAGTAGCAAAAGTGAATCCCAACAAGGTAGAGGTTTATTAATGAAACAAAAAAGACTACAAAAATCGTCTAAATATAATGAATATGACACAGATGGTGATGGTATTGTATCTGACGAAGAATTTGAACATATGGCAGAAATTAAAAAATTAGAACATGACTTACGCAAACAAAGAGCACAAAGAAGGATGGCTACTGCCAGTTTGGTTGCAATGGCTACTTTTACTACTGCGATGTTCTTTGTTGATCTCGATAGAGTTAAAGCTTTGGCTGATATTAGTAATCTTTTCTACATTACTGGGGGTGGCATTGTCGCTGCCTATATGGGTGCATCTGCTATTATGAACAGAGGAGGCAAATAATGTTACAAGCTTTAATAGGTCCAGTTACTGGATTACTAGATAAATTTATTCCAGACGCAGATCAAAAGGCGAAGCTCGCCCACGAGATAGCCACGATGTCTGAAAAACATGCCCAGGAGGCACTGCTTGCGCAGTTAGAGATTAACAAAGCAGAAGCTGCAAGTGGTTCTATATTTAAGGGCGGTTGGCGACCCGCAGTTGGATGGGTCTGTGCGATTGCTTTTGCATATCATTTTATAGTAAAAGATTTAATTATATTTGGTGCAAGTTTTGCTGGTGCAGAATTACCAGAGCTTCCTGAATTTGACATGGGTACACTTTTAACTGTTCTCGGTGGCATGCTAGGAATCGGAGGACTCAGAACCTATGAGAAGCAAAAGGGTTTAACTAAATGATGTGGTTTTACTTGTTACTTTTTAAATTCTTTAATAAGATAGGTAATTATTACTATAAGCTTCACGTTAAGGAGGTTAGACGTGCTCAAGGAAGATGATATATGTTTCATACATAAAATTGCTTATACTAAAACTATTATTGAAGAACCTATTCCAACTGTTGGAATGACTAAATTTATAACTTACAAATGTCCAATGTGTACTATGTCAATAGAAAAGACAGTCTATGCCACTGACAAGTAAAGGCAAAAAAATTATGAAAGCCATGAAAAAGCAGTATGGCAAAAAGGCAGAAGAAGTATTTTATGCTAGTAAAAACAAGGGAGTAATCAAAGGTGTTGACAAAACAAAAAAAACAAAAAGTAAAAAAAGTAATAAAAGGTCTAAAAAAAGCTAGTAAAACACACGCTGCACAAGCTAAAACATTAAAAAGTATGATAAATGGCAAGAAAAAGAAAAAGAAAAGATCCTAAAGTCGGTACTGGTAAAAAACCAAAAGGAACTGGTAGGAGGTTATATACAGATGAAAATCCTAAAGACACTGTTAGAATTAAATATGCGACTGTGGCAGATGCTAGGGCAACTGCTGCAAAAGTTAAAAAAATTAGCAAACCCTATGCTCGTAAAATTCAAATCCTTACAGTCATGGAGCAAAGAGCCAAAGTTGCAGGAAAGAATGAACAAGCTAGAATCGCTAAAAAAGCCAAAGAAACCCTCAAAAAAAGGAGAGAAAAAAAATGAAAAAAAGAAAAGAGGACGACCAAGGAAAGTTTCCTGATTTAAGTGGAGACGGAGAAGTAACCATGAAAGATATTTTAATGGGTAGAGGTGTTATAGAAAAAGCCGAAGGTGGTGATCTTAAAGATCCAAGATATGATCAACTCATGGACATGTTAACAGATGCAAAGAAAGCTGGTGATACAGACAAAATAAGAGAAATCGAGTCTGATTTAGCTAAAGAATTTGGTGTTGGTATGATGGGTGGTGGCTCTATTGATAAAAAAATGAAGTATGGTGGTGGTGGAGACATCATGATTAAAACTGTTGAAATATCCATGAAAATACCAGAAAAACAAAAAAGAGGAACTGGCGCAGCAATGTCTGGCACTAAGTTTAGTGGCACATATTAATGAAACAAAAAATGATGGTAGTAAAGGTGGGGATGTGGCTGAGTTAGTTTGTAATCTCCCCTCTGTGGATGTTTATGTTCGTAAAGAATATTTAAGAGATAATGTAGATAGTCATGGTAAATTTGTAAAAGGTGTATGGGTTTCTGCTAAATCTATACCTGGTAGAGCTTTTTATTTTGAAACATTTTTACCAGAGTATGGTGCTCTATACGATAAACTTCCCATTTCTGCATTTGTTTCAAGTCCAGAAACACCAAAACCAGATTTGAACTTACCTAATTTACAGTTTTGGAATTGTATGGATTATGGAGTCACTGCCATAACAAAACAATTTATAGGCTCGATGGACTTTGAAATTCTTACGAGAGATCAAGGTGTTATGCACGGATCTTATATCTGTACATTAGATAATTATCATCCAGACTCAGATAACATTGACTATAGTACAAGCGAAACACCTGCAGAACATAAGTCATTTAATTTACTTGAACTTGATAATGGACAATATTGTTTGTATCCGAATAATAGAATGAGAGTATATGACAATTCACTTACTCCAAAAGAACCTAAGATGCCAGATTTTAAGGTAAGCACTGAATATTATCAAGTTGAAAACGGAAATGAGTATAGACTAGGTGATACT